TTACAACCAAACATCTGGTTCTCATATGACCAAACTATAAGTACACCTTCTGGTCTAGCTGGTGGATATGTTCCACGAAACCAGAAGTTACTAACATTTCCTTTCCGTTACATGCAGGCATCTAACAACGCTGGACAGATTACTACATACAGGTATGAAGATTTTGAATCTAGTACAATGACCTTCACTTTATCTTATGCTCTTGGATGTGGTGGTAATGGTAGAGTTATTCCTCACGATTACAGAGGGCGTTCTAATAATAGTGATGAAGGTATTAACCTTGGTAAGCTACCTGTAGGTTCTTGGAACACAGACCCTTATACCAACTGGTTAACACAAAATGGTGTGAATATGGCAATTGATAGTGTGTCTAACACTCTAACTCTTGCTGGTGGGGCTATGACAGGTAATCCAGCTGGTGTTACTTCTGGTCTATTTGGTATCGCCAATACTGTAGCTCAGGTGTATGAACATTCTCTAGAACCACCGATAACAAAAGGTAATGTGTGTAATGGTGATGTTAACTTTGCTGTAAGTCTGACCTGTATTCACTTCAATCACATGAGTATCAAACCACAATATGCCAGAATCGCTGATGACTTCTTTGACATGTTTGGTTATGCCACTCACAGGGTAAAAGTTCCAAACAAAGCCCATAGACAGAACTGGTGGTACACTAAGACCATAGATGTCAACATTACTGGCAATGTACCAAACGATTATATGAATCAGATTAAGGGAGCATATAACAACGGTATCACCTTCTGGAGAAACCCAAGTAACTTCCTTAATTACAGCGTAAGCAATGGAATAGTATAAGGATAAATAATGGATAAGAATTGTAATTTTGAAAACTACCAGTTACTGAGTTACAAGACAGTTGCTCAGATGAGTAATAACATAACTTTCAGTTATTACTATTACAAACTGATGCTAATTGTTAAGAATTTGTTTGAGTGGGAAGGACTTCCAAATAATATGGAGAGTCGCTGGATCGAGCGTTACTTGTTTGCTGATGGTTCTTGTGTGTTCTTTGAAGATCCTATCATGGGATACATGGTTGCTGGTGTTGCTCAAGATGGTGGTGTAAACTGTTATGGCGATCCAACAACTCTAACACCTGTTGCTACAAATTATGTTTACACAGGTGATAAACCTTTAACAAATGGTGAAGATTGTTATCTAATTCGTAATAATGACTTAAGACTACCAGAGTTCTCTGTTGTCCGTTATTATGCTTACAAGCTTTGTAACATTGACCGTGCGATTGATGTAAATATTGAAGCTCAGAAGACTCCAACTATTGTTACTTGTACAGATAAACAAAGACTAAGTTTGAAGCAAGCTATCAATCAAAGAAAAGACAATGAGCCTGTTATTTATGCAGATAACTCTTTCGATAAGGATATGATTACAACACTAGACCTTACAGCTCCACCTGTGTTTAAGGATCTACAAGTCCAGAAACATATGATCATCAATGAGTTCTTCACAGATATTGGTGTAAACAATGCCAACATGGACAAGCGTGAGCGTATGGTTGCTAACGAAGTTGAAGCAAATAACGAACAAGTTAAAGCATGTGAAGATGTGTTACTTCGCTCTCGTGAAGAAGCATGCAAGCAGATTAACAGAATTTTTGGCCTAAATATCTCTGTAAAGAGAAGGGAATTAGATAAGATTCCAGAGTACGAAGATATTATTAAGGAGGAAGAATAATGGAAGATCACTATGTAATGCCGGACTTCTTAGACCATGCAAATATGATTCCAGCCAAATATACAGAAGTTTTGGATAATCTTCTAAGATATGAAGACACAGCTCAAGCTATTGCTGAAGCTATGAGTAAGTACCCTCTGTACGAAACAGACCCAAACAAAGTAAGTGAGTATGGCACAGCATATAAAGTTCCAACTCGTCAGGAGCTTAATACCAAGATTCTGAGTTATTATCGCTTCCGTGAGATTGGGCAGGAAACTGTTGGTAGATGGCTCTTTGAGCTTGAGACAGCCCTCAATGAGATTATGCCTAAATACAATCAACTATTCTACTCAGCTGATCAAGACTTCAATCCTATCTACAATGTGGACTACATCCGAAATACTCAGCGTAATAAGAGCGATACCAACATTGGCTCTCAATCCAGCACTACGAACACTCAAGCAAGTGGTCAGGATAGCTCAAGCAATACTGAGTACACTAAATCTGTTAACTCTAAAACTCCTCAGAATCAACTCAACATCTCTGGTGAAGACATTGATAGTGTAGATTATGCTGATGATGCCAGCTGGGGTAAGTCGAGTGAAACAACCTCTGGTTCTAACACCACCAACGGAAGCTCTCAGACCAATGGTTCTAACTCTGTGATTGGTAATGAGAAGGAAGGTATTGTCGAGACAACTAAGGGTAACTTTGGTGTTGTTTCAGCACAAGATCTTATCCTCAAGTATCGTGAGACTATTCTCAATATTGAGCAAATGATCATTCATGACCCACGAATAGAGGAACTCTTCATGCTAATATATTAGTATGTGAGATATAACAAAATACCACCCTTTGAGGTGGTATTTTGAGTTTTTTGCCTATGTTGTAGCGACTCGATTAGGACTCAATCGAATCTAGATTTAAGACATCATAGATTCCAACTTGATTATATATATATATGTTGCTAATGTAAAGATGTTAGCAACTTAAAACGAGCTAAGAACTCGGCTGGGTTATAACAACCCTGAGCAGTTACTGAGTTTGATAGAGAACCTACGGGTTAAATTGCTAATTGTAAGTTCCATGAAATAGAGCTGGCACTAGACCAGCTCTTTTGATCAGATGGAAGTTACCTCGCTGGTTATATCGCCGTACTTACGGCAGATGTCGATAATAAACATTGAATCGTACATCGAAGCTTCACCATGCACAAAGGTAACTTCACCTGTATCCGTAACATTGACATCATACTTCTTGATGTCTTCCCAAAGTTCCTTACTGTCAATTTTGCCTTTGATCGTAACATTGATATATACCATATAACACCATCCTTCCTAAGGTTCAAAGCAGATGCTTATATGTAGATTATAACAAAAGACAGCCGGTGAAGTGAAACCGGCTGTAAACTGAGAGACAACTTGTTTGTTTTTGAAGAATGTGGTAAAAAGGAGGTTCATTATGACATAGAACCTGTGAAGCTGGTAAGGGTGGGCATCACCAGCTTCAATTTCATTTAATCATAAAAGCCACCCTACTGCAACAGGTGGCTTTGCAAGGAAAAGGACAACTACCTTTTCAGAGAGGCTCAGGATTCCTCTCTGATTAGATTATATCATTCTCCTAATATTCAATGTAGCAATTCCAATTATTTAGCGTCTTGCTTGAAGTAAACTCTAATGGATGGATATTTACCTTCTTTTGTATCGCCGTTAATAAACGCAATAAGTTTTTCCTTCTCATTAGTATAACCAGAGTAATAAGTTTTTCCAGCTTTGCTTTCCTGCTTCCACAACGCTGCAAGCTCGATTTTCTCTGCATCTTTGTCTGTTGACACATAGACTCGGAGATCTGGCTGTTTTTCGTTCTTCTTTTCAGTAGTAATAAAACCGACAATGTTAACAGGTTCAGGATCAGAAGTTTTGCCAGAGTAATAAACTCCTTTTGCTCCTTTCTTTTCCCAAAGAGCGAACGCTTCTTTGAGATCGTTATTGTTGGCTTTTGGTGCTGACTTTGTTGTCTGCATGGTGTTGTCCTTTCTAGGATTAACGCTTATATATTGTGGTGGTCTTCCAAGCTTTAGGCTCTTCTGACCATGTATGCCGGACTCATCGACATGATTTTCAAGCCCGCAGGCATCCGACATTGGCTATTATATACTACTTGAGTTGATTGTCGCAAATCATTTCCACTTCTTTGATCTTCGTTACAACAGTGTTGATGGCCTTTTCGACATCTTCTTCTTTGCCGAACTTAGTAACACGGAGTTTGTTAAGAACGATGGTGTTAGTTTTAGTATCCATGTAACCACCGATAACAATTCCGTTCCAGAAGAAGTCGATTGTACCACGAGTTTTATCTTTTAGATCTGGAAGTACACGGTTGTATAATTTATCCTTCTTGGCCGATTGATAGAACTCCAGTTCCTTCTTTGCATATTCTTGGAAGGCTTGTTTGAGGTCTAGCTTTTCTGGTTGTTTAGTCATTGTTTCTCCTTTCATTCTTCCTCTCCGCATAGTTCGGTGATGGAGTATATCCTATTGGTGTCAATTACTAGTGATTGCTCAAAGCGTATATTTAACCTTGTTGCGTTGCCTGCAAACTCGATTCCATCTTCAAGAATGTAACTTACTATGTGGTCGATACCATTTGCCTCAGCCCACGCCCTAACTGCTTTGCGGATTTTCGGGTCTTTGATGAGTGGCTCTTTTGCATCTTCCCAATCTTCACATAATTGGGCTAGGGTTTCCCAACAGGGATAATCGTTAGATAATACTTTGCCAATATCCCATATCTCCCCTGTCTTCTTATTGTGTAACTTCATCTTTCTCCTTTGCCTGCTGTAGAGCTAGTTTCATTTTATTGAGTAATGCTTCTACGCTATCATTATATCTCCTAATGCTGGCATTATACGCTTCTGAGCGAGTTTCGTCATAATCCATATACATGTGAGACTCTGCACAGATTAGCTCTTCTAGTTCTTCCTGAGTTAGATCTAGTTGTGTAAATTCCATTCTTCCTTTCCTTGCTTATCTTACCTTTAGTATATAGCAGTTTTTTGTGTTTGTAAATAGGTTTTTCTACATTTTGTGTAGTTTTATTTACAACGGATGGTTCAGGCCGGAGTCGGAGCGAGACCAGCGACAATGCTATGATCGTTCTTAGCATTGAGCTGGTCGAGCGAAGTGTTATACTAGCCGGAGAGCATACAACGGGAGTGAGCAAATAAGCTATAATTGCGATAGCTAAGCTTATTTGCGAACGGAAGCTTTGTGAGCGGCTGTGAGTGGGGTTTGGTATGGTAGCAGTAGGTTGGTAGCATTTGGTGTGGATTTGGTAATGTCGCACAAT